AACAACAATAGTTATCTATTGGTGACTGGTAGGAAAACACTCGATGAAATACTTGGTAAAGGAGACGACCAAAGCTTTGTTTCAATGCCTGACGAGACCCCTAGTAGCGAAGAGTTGCTACAAATGATTACGTACTTTATTGAAACTGAGGAATATGAAAAATGCGCTGAGTTAAGGGATATCTTAATTGGCTCGGGAGAGCTCCTAGAGGACAAATCGGAAACCACCGCGTCGAGGACCACCTCATGTTAATCGCGCGCCGCCGCCAAAAATAACAATATGATTATAACAACATTTACTGCAGAAGACTTTGAACTGGTGAACAGCGAGTACCTTAGGAATAGTCCTAGAAAGCGATTTAATAACAATAAGGATGTGGACAACCACATAGCTAAGGTTGCTGGGCTATGTGCGGAACTATCTCTACGTAAGTCTATTGGTTTAGATTGGAAGTTTTCATTTGATTCATCTGATATTCCTCTTGGTGGTAAAGAATGGCAAATGAAATCTAGGTATGAATCAGGTCCAGGTAATCCTCCTAAGAAAACAATGTTCACAATATCACATAAATCAGACTATTCAAATATAGAGGGATTTATATTTTCTAAGGTATATATAAACGCAGATATGTCTGGTAGGGTAGAAACATATCCTCACGCCTATGATAGATACTATATAGAAGGAAATGGACATGAGTTTAGAACATATGGTAGAATGATTAATGAAAGATTTCTACATGGGTCTGTTTGCGATGACAAATATAAGACAGACCTAAAAGAGGAATTGTTAATAACTTTTAAATAATAATCACCTCAGATTTTCAGGTTCAATAAAAAATGATTATATTTATACTATAAATAACAACAATTAAAATATGAAAAAAGCAAAACATAAGCACAAAATAGGTTCAGTAGTTAAGTTTAAATTCTTTGATGGTTCTGTACATGTTGGTGAGATCGTATCTCAAAACTATATGGGTGAAGATTGGGACCACACAGAAACTAATTGGAAAATACCACAATATACTATACATGTACCTTCTGATAAATACAGTAGAGGTTACATGATTTATTCAAGTATGACACATGAAAGAATTTTTCCTAAAGATGCTAACATTGTCAAGCCTAAGTTTAAGGCTACACCTACTATAAAAAGTATTAAGCATAAATTTAATGACACTACAACTGAATTAAATGATGCAATCAACAAACAAAAAGATTTTATAAGTGGTAAAGTTAACAACTAAATTGTTAATAACTTTTTGAAACTAATCACGTCAGATTTTTTTATGTCGTATATTTTTATTATATTTATACTATAAATAACAAACAAACAAACAACAAACTATGTCAAAAAATTATTCAAACTCCTCATTCTGGTACGACTTCGACGAAGACGATAATGTGGATATTATTACTGGAGAAGAAATTAAGCCTGGTAAAGACTACCATAAAATGGCTGCTACTCTTAGAGCCATATCAAACTTTGTACGTATAGTAACTGGTGAAAATATACCTGTCAAATACAATAGCAAAGATGAAAGTTTTACTGATGGTAAAACAGTCGTTATATCTAGTAATATCAAAGACAAAGACTTCGACCCTACTGTTGGTTTAGCCCTTCACGAAGGTTCTCACTGTTTACTTACTGATTTTGATCTTTTAAAACAAGATAATTTTGATGAGTATATTAAATCAAACTTTAATATTACAGAAATAGCCCACAAATATGGCCATTATGAATCAATGTGGGACGATGAAAAAGACCAATATGTTAATACTCACACAATAAATACTAGACACGCCATTAATCAAGTAGCTTCTACGCTTAAACAAATATTAAACTATGTTGAAGATAGACGTATTGATAACTACATCTACAAAAATGCTCCAGGTTACCAAGGTTACTATGAAGCACTATACAACAAATATTTCCATTCTAATATTATTGATAAGGCTCTTAAGTCTAATGAAAAAACAAGTCTTGATCTAGACTCATATATGTTTAGATTAATCAATTTGACAAATTCAAATAGAAACTTTAATGCTCTTCCTGATCTTATGAAAATCTGGAAAGTATTAGATCTTAAAAATGTTAATAGACTAAAAAATACAAGTCAAGCATTAGACGTTGCTGCTGAAATATACAAAATAATAGAGTCAAATATACCTACTCCAGAAAAACAAGAACAAGACAATGGTGGAGATACTAGTGGAGAAGAATCTACCAATAGTTCTAATACTGGTGGTGATTCTGATTCTTCTAAAGAATTAAGTCAAGACGATATTGATGATATTGCAAAGAAAATCGTAGAAGATGACGGTTCTACTGCTCAAGGTTCTACACCTCAAAGTGCTACAGGTACAAAAACAATTGAACTATCTGATTCTCAAAAAAGAAGCTTAGATAAAGCTATTGATAAACAAAAAGAACTACTTAATGGTACTATCAAAAAGTCTAAGGTTTCTAAAAAAGATAACAATAATATCAAGGCTATACAAGATTCTGGATCAGAAACTAAAATAGTTGGAAAAGGACAACAAGGTAAATACTGGAAAACTACTTCAAATGGAACAAATTGTTTAGTTGTTAAATCACTAACACAATCCTTAGTTGACTCAGAAATTTACAATACTATTTCACGTAGTTATAGATGGAGAACAGAAGAAGCTCAAGAATCTGTAAACAATGGATTAAGATTAGGTACTCAATTAGGTAGAAAACTTCAAATTAGAAATGATGAAAAAAGTTTAAAATATACCAGACTTAATAAAGGTAAAATAGATAGGAGATTAATTTCTAGTCTAGGTTATGGATATGAAAGTGTATTTAACCAGGTGTTTCAAGAAAAATTTAAGCCGGCAATTGTTCACATTAGTGTTGACGCTTCAGGTTCTATGTCTGGTGAAAAATGGAGAAATTCTCAAACTGCAGCAGTTGCCATCGCAAAAGCCGCATCTATGGTACAAAATTTAGATGTAGTTATATCATATAGAAGTACTGAAGATATTGGAAACAAAATGACACCAGCCATCTTTATTGCTTATGATTCTAGAAAAGATAAAATTACAAAAATTAGTAAATTATTCAAATATATATCTTGTCCAGGAACTACACCTGAAGGACTTTGCTTTGAAGCTATTCAAAAAGAAATTGTAGATGGAAGTAATGGTGTTGATAGTTATTTCATTAATTTTTCTGATGGAGAACCTTACTTTGAAAACAAAGATATAACTTACTATGGAACTGAAGCATACAATCACACAAGAAATCAGGTAGAAAATATGAGATCTAGAGGTATCAAGGTACTAAGTTATTTTATTAGTGGTGGTTATTACAGAAGTAATCAAGACAATTTTAAATTAATGTATGGTAAAGATGCAGAATTTATTAATACCAAACAACTAACTCCCCTAGCTAAATCATTAAACAAAATGTTTGCAACTATATAATGAATAAAATACTGTACATACCACTAATACTTATATTATTAAGTTGTGAAAAAGAAAGGGTAGCTCCTATAGGCCATGAATTTAAAATAGATGTTGGCTTGCCAGTTGACTCTTTTGGATACTATCATTTAGAATTATCTGAAGACTGGCAAACCCTTCATCGCATTTCAGGTATTGTTTCTCCTGTCTTTAATAGTTATGAATTGGCAACAGTTTATTGGGAAAGTTCCCACTATTGGAATATTGGTGATACTTTAGGCTATATAGTTCATTTTAATAACCCAGAAAATGATATTTATTTATATAGTAATAGAGATACTGCCTATATAACATGGTTTAACGGCTTTGAAGTACCAACAATTAATGGTAATACATATCAAACAGAAGATGGCGAAATAAATACAATGTTTGCACCTGTTAGATCTATGATAGAAGATACAATTAGAATAACTGCAAGTGTAATTTTTGCAGATGGATATGAAAAAAGTAAAGATATTAACATTATACTAGAATGAAAATATTTGATAATAACAGTGGAGAATACAAGATGGTCGATTTAACAGATTTTTTTGATGATGTTCAGAGAGATGCCATGGAGTCTGGTTTAGAATTATTTAAACTATATGGTATCACTGGTATGAAGGAAGAGTTAGGTAGTAAAAACCCATTGAAGATAGCAAATAAGCTTATAAAGTATTTTGTCAAATACGAAGAATATGAAAAGTGTGCTGAATTAGTTAAAATAATAGAAGAGCATAAAAAATGTCAGATAAAGTAGAAGATATATTATATAAAGCATATGGAGAAGGTATTTGGTCAGATGTGTTATCTGTTTCAAAAAGCCTAGAAGGAAAACACTATCACACGTATGGTGATAAAATAGAAGAAGCATATAACATAGTAAAAACAAAAAAAGAAAAAGGTTATGAAAATAAACATTTGGATAAAAAAAGATGAAGCAGTAAGCGGCAAGATAACAGAATATCATTGTCACATACCTCAAGTATCATATGGTAACTACGTACAGGTAGTTGTATCACAAGATGAATTTGCAAAATTAGAAGATAGCAAAAAAATAAGTATACATGATTTAAATGATATGTCAATGAAATCAGATAACTCTGATTGGTTAGTTTCGCAATACAACAGAAATAGAGAGGTAAAAGACCACGTTGTCTCAAAGGAACAAATACCATATATCTATGAAAGAAACCCAGATACAGATGAAATATTTAGGCGTCGTTCTGGTGATGTTCATTCTTCTAGAGAATTAGTAGAAAACTTTAAAAAAGAAACAGCCATACAGAGTGTTGGTGAGCGAGATTATTCATCTGAAAAAGGTTTAGACGAGTTAATTAATAAATATAAAAATGTTACTGGTGGCGATTTTAATGATTGGTTTCATAAACTAACTAAAAATGAGCAGTCAAAATTACAAAGGTTATTTAAAAAATAAAATAAAGGTTATGATAAATTCAAAAGAGGCATTTATGTCTAAGTTCAAAAGAACTAAAAAAAGATTACAAAAGAAATTTCCTGGAGCAGAACTTTCAACAACACCATCAGGCCAGTTTTATATTGGTCAATATGGTAAAAATATAATTGGTGAAGATTATCCTGATTTAGCTATTGCAAAAACTGCTTGGGAGGCTTGGAGAAATTTAGACACAGTAGAACATTGGAATAGAATAAACACTAGAAATAAAAAGAAGCTTAGAAAGTCTCTAAACCATATAGTAGTTTCTGGAGATACTTCAACCTATGATCCAACAGACTACATTGAAACGCCTGAATCATTCACCATAAGTGACGGAGAAGAATGGTAGATATGTCTAAAACATCGGAACTATTCAATAATCTTGTAGACGCTTGGGATAAACTTAAGCTTTCAAAGCTAAAACATAGTGATGGCCACATTACTAAAGATGAGTTATTTGATATAGAATATTATGCGTTCGAAGCAGAAACAATATTTATTAAACATTTAAAAAAAATAAAGTGAAAAACATTTTTATATGTCATATTTTTTTATTATATTTTATATAATTGATTTATTAGTTGTATAAGGAGAAAGATAGTAATACCGGCAATATTATATAATCACTTAAACAGATAAGGAGTTACGCTGAAAATCCTTTAAAGAGTAGGCAAATCAAAAACATTTTTAAAATGGCACACAAAACAAATTACAAACAAAACAACAGACAAGAAAGAACTAAGTTTAATCCTTCAAAGTTTGGTTCTACATGGGCCAGTATCTTTTGGAAAGGTAAACCTGGGTTAACTGCACAAGGAGAAGCTAATCAACCAGTAATTGGAAGCTTAAATATTGGTGGTAAACAATTTGACTTAACATTCTCAGAATGTAATAAGCTTATTGAAACATTAATAGATGCTAAAGAAGCTGCTAAAATTTCTAAAAGATTAGGTACAACTTCAAATGGCGCTGGATCCCCAGTAGGCTTTATGGAGGTTATGTCAGAAATGTACAAAAAATAGGAGAAAAGTTATGGAAACAATTAACATTATTTACGGTTTGACTGGATTAGTTATTGGTGGTTTAGGTACCTCAATATGGTTAGGCTATAAAATTAAAGATCTTAAGAATACTATTTTAGATAAGCGAACAATAGTTAGGTTTCTTAAGGAGGCTTTAGACGCACATAAGCCTAAGAAGACTTACAAAAGAAAGCCGGCTAAAAAGTATCGTTCTAGTGACGGTAAGGCTAAGGCAACAAGAAAGCCTTCAACAAGAAAAAAGTACGAGAAAGCTAGTTAATTCTAGCCTTCTTGTATATTTATTACTATATAACAATTGGTACTGCGGGCCGGTAGGTTATAGGTTAAAACTAAGTTTAACAAATTAAAATTATCTAAGGAGATTATTATGACAACACTAAGAGTGAACACGCCTTTCGGCACAAGACTATTCCCAACTGATTTATTATTTAAGAATTTTTTCGATCAAGCTTCGGCTTTTGAGACTAATGTTGATAGGAAAATAAACCATCCTGTCGACATTATCTATACGGAAGAAGCCTTAATATTTGAAATAGCAGCAGTTGGATTAAATAAGGAAGACATCGATCTTTCGACAGAGGATGGAACTACGTTAAAGGTTTCATATACTAAACCAACCATCGAATCTAATGATTCAGATCAAGACGCAGGAGAATATATCCATAAGGGTATTGCGAAACGGTCTTTTCATTTAGGATGGAAAATTAGTCCTAAGTTTGATTTAACAAAAATTACGGCATCTATGGAAAACGGCCTTCTAAGATTAGAAGTACCCGCAGGTTCAGATAGTAAGCCTAAAACAATTACAATTAAATAGGTTATATAAACAAATAAAAACTGGCCCGCAGGCTGATAGTTATGAATAAAATATTTTACAATGGTAATGAAGCATACCACATAATTAGAACAATTTCAATAGAAGATTGTAATCCTAGAAAGTACGGTATACCTAAAGACGATTATAATTCATATATGAAAGTACTCCAAGTATGGAGAAACCAATGTAATTGTGACCATGTATTAAAGAAAGATAATAGTTTTATGTTGTGTAGAACTATTAAAGATGCTCAAATTATAGAATAATATCATTTAAATTGATATTTATAATTGATCGTTAGTAGTTATATTAGCTGCATTGTTGGACGAGGGTTCGATACCCTCCACCTCCACTAAATAGATTTACAATATGGGGGTGACTGGATTTGACACAATGATAAGGATATAATGAAGATCACGCATTAACTGGCGAACAAGTTGAAATGGCGATGGCGGCTTAATTTAAGCACCCTGACCCAACGGTTGAAGAAGCATACCGTTTAAGCTTCGGTGGTAAGAGGTTAATGTATTTCGGAGGGTATTAGGAACTCTCACCCTCTATTTTTGCGTCTGAGACGTCGCGGATAGCTTAAAGAGTTCAGCTGGGAGGGTTGGCGGATTAAAAAAATAAATGGAAAATAAAACAAATATATCTAGTTGGACAATAGACCAAGTTTTAGACCCAGAGTCTAAATTTTGGGATAAATTACTTGGTGATATGGATATATATTTATCAACACTAGATCCTGAATCAATAAATGCACTAGGATCAGAACCATTTAGAAGTAGAATAGCTGATTTTATAACATTTTTTAAGGGTAAAGCTGAGCAAAATCAAGTATTAAAAGAAATAGAAAAGGTTGAAGACGTTGTTACCGGTACACTATGGTCACTAATAAAAGACGAAGATAGGCATATTTTATTTGATAATGATATCGATTATTTTAGTGATTGGATTGATAGTTGTCCTAGAGAATTGTTAGATATTTATATTAAAGCGCTATCTAAAGGTGAATCACTTAATGATGTATCAGATACTGAATTAGATTTAACTGGAATTATACAAAAATCAAACATAAAGGAAGATATGTGTAATGTTAGTGTGTATAATGGCAAACTAATATTATCTTCAACCGATAAAAAATTATTGGATAAATTTAAAATAGTAATGGTAGAAGCAGGCAATACATTAAAAGACTATAGAACAGATAAAAGTCCTGATAATTTAAAAACAATACACACATATATATTTGAAATTACACATAGTAAAGACAAATAATATAGTTATAAAGAGCAATATGAAATATAAGCAAGAAGTACAAGACATACTTGAAAGTGCAGAAAATTTAGCACTAACACTAGAAACAGTTACTAACACACCAAGATTAGCTAACCCAATTGAAATTAAAAGGCTAGCAACAGCCCTTAAAAACCTAATTAAAAAAGCATCTGACCGAATAAGTTTGGAGTATGAAGGATAAAATATTACCCTTTTTAATAGCACTATCTGCTTTAGCCGTATCTGGTTCAGCTGCATTTTACTCTGTCTTTGGATTAAGTAAGTTATTCGCAGGTGCCAGTACACAAGTAATAATAATGGCTGGTTCATTAGAGTTTGCTAAATTAGTAGTTGCTTCTTTACTATATCAATATTGGAGTTCTATTAATAAATTTTTAAGAACATATCTTTCAATAGCTGTATTTATTTTAATGCTTATAACTTCTGGTGGTATATATGGATTCTTATCTGGAGCCTATCAAGAAACAGCAACTAAATCAGAATTTTTAGATAAATCACTGGGCGTATTAGAAATTAAACAAACTAGATTTGAAGAAAATAAATCTGATCTTAAAATTGAAAAGGAACAATTAAATAAATCAATTTCAGACTTAAGAATATCATTATCTAACCCAGCCCAAGTACAATATATAGATAAAACTTCAGGACAACTAATCACAACTACATCTAGTTCTTCTAGGCGAGCACTACAGTCAGAATTAAATAAAACTATTAGTGATAGAAATGTACTTAATTTAAAACTTGAAACAATTCAAGATTCTATTATGTCTCTTGATTCAAGAATATTAGATTTAGAAATATCTAACGAAGATGAAAGAGAGTTAGGCCCACTAAAATATCTAGCAGAGACAACAGGACAAGATATGAACCAGGTAGTTAATTGGTTTTTACTACTTATAGTTTTTGTATTTGACCCATTAGCTATTGCGATGGTTGTAGCAGCCAACTTTGCGTTTACACAAATAAGAAAACCAACAGTAAAAATGTCTGTTCCTGAAGGTATGGAATTTAATACACCTTATAAAATACCTAAAAATATCAAAATAGAACCACAAGATATAGTCATGGATAATCTTGAACAAGTAGATAAAAAATATGAATTATATGGTGAAAAGTATACTGCAGAGGATATATACTCATTATCAAATAATTTGCCGGATACACTTATGAGACAAAATCATATATATATTAAAGAAGGCAATGCAAAATTAGCATTTGAAGTATTACAAAAAAATAAAATGGTATAAAGAGAATAAGTTATGTCAGAAGAAGAAAAATCTCAATATTTAGTAGAATACAGACCCGGTACAGCTTGGAATGAAAGAAAGGGTACAATGTATAGGTGGATGGAATGTAAACGTTGTGGTCAAATGTCAAAATGTAGTGAAGACACCACAGCCACAACATGTTCAGACTGTGTTGCTGAATTAGTTGATCCGGTTGAAATAGGATATAAAAAATCAGATAAACCAAGAGGTTGGACACTAAAGGGTGTTTTTGTAGATAAAGAAGGCAATGTATATCATAAAGGTGTAGAACAACCAGAACTAAAAGGATCCCTAAAAGCAACAGAGACAGAAAAACGCATACCGTCAAAAAGAATGACAAAAAATGAAAAAAACGAACTGATAGGTATTGCAGCTTTAAATTTACACAAATTAAAACGAAAGTTGCAAACATTACGTTGGAAAAAAGATAAAAAGCCAATTTTAAGTGAAATTAAATTGCATTCAAAGGTTGCATCTGCTAAATTCCCTAGAAACTTCAATCGGGAAGAATATTTATCAAAATACAAAAAATAACATACATATTATTTTCCTGTTTGAGTTATTTTTATTATATTAACTAATATGAAAGAATTAATAGAAGAACTAATGGTTATAGTTATTGTTTTAATAATAACAACTATTGTAGTGTCTATTGTTTCTATATTTATGTTAATATTTTTACCAATAAAGATTCTAGAGAGAATAGGAAAATGGATACAAAAAATTACAACACCTTAATATATAATAGAGGTTCTAGTACAAAAGAAGCAAAAAGCATAAAGTTTGATTTACCTGAAGGTATGACTTGTGCAGAGTTTAAGGTTATATGTATTAGAATGGCTCACGCAATAGGCTATCATGATAATTCAGTACGAGAACAATTTGGCTCAATTAGTGATGCAAATATCAAAGCTGATAAAGAACAATTAAAATTATTATTTGACTAGTTATGGAAAACACACAAGAAATAAAAACACAAGTATTAGAAAGAGTACCTCCTGGAGATAGATGGAAACCGGTTGGTAGAACAGACACTGTATTTGAATCGTTAACTGATGGTTTAGAATGGTGTTATCAAGAAACAGGATGTAGAGATTATCACCTTGCTGCATTTGACGGAAAGGTATACTCTATTGACCAAGTAGAAAAAGCCCCTGAACCACCTAAACAATTTAGTCTATACGGAGAATAATAATGACAGAAGAAACAATATCAAAAATAACAGATTACATTTATAAAAATTATCCATCATACAAAGGTATACAATTAATTATTAGGGAAAAGTCTAATTGTTTTCAAGTATCTAAGCATGAAGACGGATCCCCATTAATATTAGGAAAAAAAATAGGAAAATAATATGAAATTAACAGAAGAACAAATAGTACAAAACTGGGAACAACTACAAACAAGAATAGCAGATAACTTTGATGGTGATAGAAAAAATAACCTATTAAAATTATATAGTGACCTTTCAGAAAGAATGATGCTTGCACCGGCCTCTGGAATAGAACACTTTCATAATTGTTTTGCTGGTGGCTATGTAGACCACGTATTAAGGGTTATGGATTGTACTGAAAGATTATATATCCAATGGGAAGAAATGGGTGCTGATATGTCTGGATATACTAAGGAAGAAATTATGTTTTGTGCTCTTAATCATGACTTAGGTAAGGCTGGAGATATAGATAACGATTATTATATACCAAACCCTAGTGAATGGCATAGAAAAAACCAAGGTAAAATATATGATCCTAATCCAAATATACAAAACATGACAGTACCGCATAGAAGCATATGGTTGCTTTCAAAATATGAAATTCAATTTTCTCAAAATGAAATGATAGGAATATTAACCCATGATGGTGTATATGATTCTGCAAATGATTCTTACCTTAAACCATGGGGAAAAGAAAAAGCCTTATGGAATAATCTACCAATAATTCTACATCATGCAGATCACATGGCTTCCAGAATAGAATATGAAGCTTGGAAATCTGGTAGTAAAATAAAGTCAGCGTTTACAAAACCAAGAGAAACAACATTAATTAAAAAACCTAGTGCTAAAAAGGTTAAAATATCTACAGCTACAAATGGTACACCAGCACAAGATATGTTTAAGGACTTATTTGGAGAATCATAATGTATAATATATCTATAGATATTTTAATAACTCTATTATTGTTTGCTAGTATTTATGTTAACTGGAATCTATTTACAAAAATAGAAAAACTAGAAGAAGCAAACGAAGAGGCAACAGATTGGATTTTAGGATATGGTGTTTCACTGGATAATATATTAACAAAAATAAAAGACTTAGATTCTAAAAATATATTTGAATCAGATGATGAAGTAGGAGTAGTTTTTAAATCTATAAAAGAAACTATAGAATCTTTAGAGGAGTTAAAAAATAATGATTAGTCCAGTTGAACAATTCTATATAGATATAGAAAAATTAAGAGAAAAAGAAAGACAAGAAGCATTACTACCAGCAGTTGCAAGAAGAGGTAGACCCAGAAAAAGAAAATTATATTTTACAGATGAAACTGAAATGGCCATAATAGCATATAATATAGAAGAAAATATGCGATTAAAAAACAAAGTTTATAATGAGTTTATAAAACACCCTTTTGAAAAATTGTCTGAAAATATTATACATACATTTAAGTTTTATTATTTTGACGGTGGAACTCGAGAGGTACAACAAGAAGTTATAGCTTTTTTAATAGAAAAAATGAAAAAGTTTACACCTGGAAAAGGAAAGGCTTTTTCATACTTTGGCCAAATAACTAAAAATTATTTGATACAAAACAACAATAAAAATTATAAGGATTTAAAAAATAAGGCACCAATAACTGTTATAGATTTAAAGAGAGATTTAGGCGCCGAACAAGCATTACAAGATAAAAGAGACGGGCTAGATACATTCATGGACAGTTTTGTCACATATTATAGTAAAAAGGTTGATGAAAAATTCAAATCCCAAAGAGATAAAAAAATAGCTTACGCAACATTAAAGCTATTCGAAGACAGAAAAAACATAGAAATTTTCAACAAAAAAGCATTATACATTTTAATTAGAGAAATGACTAACACCAAAACACAACATATCACAAAGGTGGTCAATGTCATAAAACTTGATTTCAAAGAATTATATAAAAGATTTGAAAACGGAGCATATATTTAGGATATAAAGTATATTTATATTCGGTTATAGCAATAGGTTATTAAATAAAGGTTACAAGAATAGCGCAAGGTTATTCAATAAAGTCTTAAACGAAGAGAGCATTCAACTAAGCAAATTAAACAAGGAGAGAAAATTATGAGAAACATTATTTTAACAGTAGTATTGGCATGTGCAACTATTTTAGCAACACAAGCACAAACAAAAGGCGATTGGTACGTTGGTACTGGAGACGTTGCAAACGTATCTTGGACAGATTGGGCAGTTGCTCCAACTGTAGGATATGGTGTAATGGATAACCTAATGGTAGGTTTATCTGTATCACAAGCAGACTCAACAGTGGACATGGAAATGGACTTCCATGCAAGATATTTTGTAAAGGGATATTTTGTGTACGCTGCAACAAGTGGACTTGATACTGAGACATTGAGTCTTGGTGTAGGTAGATTATTCACAATTCACAAAGGTATTTATATAGACCCAAAAGTGGTTTATAATACTAGTGAGAAGACTACAAACCTTACATTAGGGTTTGGTCTTAAATTTTAATTAAAACCCAATAGTGGGTAAATGCTCTCGAAATTATTAACAATTAAAAAACGGAGAAACAAAAATGGAAAACGTAATTAAATATATTACAGGATTCTTTGGCGGATTATTAACAGTTCTTATGGCTGTTCTTCCAGTAACGATCTTATGGTTCGTATTAACTGGTGGATCAGTATTTGGAATGGATGTAATCGCAAATCTTACTACATTAGTAAATGGATTTGGTCAAGGAGGATTTGCCGGATTAGTAGTACTAATTCTAGTAGCATCATTTTTTATCAAGAAGTAGTAGATAAATCATAAATAGTTAATTAAGCCTGGAGATAATATCTCCGGGCTTTTTTATTTTCCCAAGACTCTGATATTTATAGTAAAGACGGAGATATATTATGTTTCAAGACGAAATATTTGAAGGTAAAAGTTTTTCTGATTTATTAAAAGAAATACATACTAATTCAAAAAAGAAGGAAAAACAAATTAATTCATTGATTGCTCAATTGCATCCATTAGTTAAAAATATAACTGATGCTACTATTCTTGTGCCACTAATAAAGGATTATCTTGATGTGGGCATAAAAAATGATGACCAACTAGTAAAAATGGCTAGTATCATACAGAGAGCAATGTCAAGAACAGAAGCAGAAGGTACAGATTTTAGTTTATCTGACGATGAAAAAAAGCAGTTATTAAATACTGTAAAAGAAGCTTCACAGAAAGTAGAATGGGAAGAAGATGCCAAGAGTAAGGTCAAGCAAACCAAGTAATCCAAATCCACAAAAATCAAGAGGAGCTGCTGCCCAGGATGTAAAAAATCAGGTTATAGAGGCTGCAGAGGTTGTTGATATAATTATGGATCCAACCCACCCTTCCTTTAATGCTGATAGAAGGAGAACAATAGGTGCTGTAATGGCAAGGCCTCTTGTTAGACAATTTAATCAACCTGTTGATAATTTGGCATGGTATAATCCACTACAATCCCATGCATCAATATATCCATTACTTGGGGAAATAGTTTTATTAATATCTGCACCTGCAACATCTGCACAATTAATAACTGAGGGTAAAGCAAAATATTATATGTCTGTTGTAAATGTTTGGCACTATGTTAATCACAATGGACTACCAGCATCTAGTTATGATATTAACGCCCCAGACGCAGATAAAACTAAAAATTATAGAGGCTTTACTGGTAATTCTAAAGGTGGAGCAGATGATATTCCTTTTGGGTCGACCTTTGTTGAAAAACCAATTGCAAGAGTTTTTCCATATGAAGGAGATATAATATATGAAGGTAGATGGGGCCAAAGTTTAAGATTTGGTAGTACTGTTACAGAACCAGCAACACCTAATGATTGGTCTTCTACTGGTGATGATGGAGACCCAATAACTATAATTTCTAATGGCCACGCTTCTGAAGGATCTTCATACCACATTGAAAACATAAATCAAGATTCTAGTGGAATATTTTTATGTAGTTCACAAAAATTACCCATAGATATAGCATCAACAAACTTCGATTCATATGCATCTGCAGGAGTAGGTGCAACCGAAGAAAAAAGAGAACAAATAGCAGGACCAGAAGCTCCTGAAACTCCAACAGGTGGAGCAGCTAGTCCAGGAGGAAGTGCAGATGCAAAAGCGGCTGCAGGTGGAGGTGGAGCAGAAGATGGAGAGGATTTAGCTGATGTTCCACCAACAGAAACAGATGTACCACCAGATGCAGAAGTATCTGCAGCTGTTGAAGAATTAGAAGACGCTGGAGAATTTGATGCATATAGAAGAGGTAAATATACTGAAACAATAACTTGTGTTGTTATTGACGGTAAAATTGTAAATAAAGCGTTTGCAGATAAATTACTAACAGTTAAACAGGCGGCTCAAAAAGACGGTGTACGTGTAAAATTAAATAGTGGGTTTAGACCAATGGAAGCTGCATCTGGACCAGGTTGGTCGACATCAGGTCAAATGACTCTTCGAAGACAAAATTCTGGTACCCAGGTTGGTGGTAAAAAATCAGGATTAAAAGCAGCTGCTGGAGAATATAGTGATGGTTTTACAAAACAAATAAGACAAACTGGTTATTTCAGTCCTTTAACTGCTGGTCCAGGATTTTCAAACCACCAAAACGGTAAGGCTTTTGATATTCAAACTGGAATGGGTAAAAGTCAATCACCATATTCCACAACAACAAAAACTTGGAGGTGGCTAGTTGCAAATATGCACCAATATGGCTTTATTAGAGCTGTTGCAAAAGAAAGATGGCATTGGGAATATCACCCAGGAGCAGGTATGTTTTCAAAAGTACCTAGAGACCATGGAACATGGGACAATTTAGTATAGGAGAAAAGTTATGGCATTAATACCACCAAGCATATATGAAGGACAACAAGTAGTAATAAATTCAGACAGATTACTATTTAACGCCCGAACAGATTCAATATTATTAATATCTGACGAAAGTGTAGGAATTTCAACCAATGGAACGTTCAACGTTGATTCAGGAGATATTGCAATAATAAATAGTCCTGAAATATATTTAGGATTAGATGCTGTTGAACCTGTAGTTTTAGGTGATACATTGTTGGGATTATTAGAAGAACTATGTGACGCACTAGCAGCAGAAACCCACCCAACACCGGTTGGTCCTTCAGGTCCACCAATTAACGCAGCAGATTATTCATCAATTAAAAGTAGGCTTAAATCATTTTTAAGTCCACAAAATTACACATTATAAATATGCCATTTTTACCACCAGCATTTCAATCAGCTTTATCAGGAATAGAAGCAAACCACCCACCAAACGCTGTTGCATTTGCAAACGCTTGGGCCGACGCGTTTTTTATTGGCTTCGGTAATCCAATTCCCCCATCAACAACAGGACAGGCAGCAAAATCTGCAGCATTTGGTATATTTTTAGGAGCGTTTGAAAAGTTTAACCCAGCAGATGCTCCACAAGGATTAAACATAATGAAATCTGGAGTAACGGCATTTGCAGCAACATTAGCATTAGGAATGTTACCAAATTTTGCAGCTGTTCCGCCTTCAAGCCCATATCCTGGTTGGGAGCAATTTGCATCTCAAATAAGTGCATCAAATAATAAGGGTACAATGCCTGGATTAATAACTGCAGCAACTGTTCCGTGGTTTATGACTGGAATAGCTATTCATACAACAACTGGAGTTACGTTACCCTGGTCGTAACAAATAACCAAACTGTTTGATATTTATATAAGGAATACAAACGCTAGGAGAAAAAAATATGAAAAAATCTGATTTAGTTAGAGTAATTAGAGAAGTTGTCAAACGTGAAGTAAGGTCTGCGTTAAAAGAAGAATTAGGAAATAGACAACCAATTAAAGAAAAAACTACACGTAAAAAGAAAGAAAAAATTACCCAAACATTCAGCGACAACCCATTATTAAACGAGGTTATGCAGGAAACTGCAGCAGATAATTGGGCTTCAATGGGCAATAGAGAATTAAATTCTACAGACGCCTTAGCAGGAAGAGCCGGTTTAGCATCAATGATGGGAATGGAAAGTCCAGATCAAGTTTTTGGTCAAAAACCATCAATACAACAAATGCTGCCTGAAGATAGAAAACATGTTCAAATAAAACCTGAATTAGAACAAGCATTAACAAAAGATTATTCAGCACTAATGAAAGCAATTGATAAAAAGAAAAAGTAATATAAAATGGGAATCCCAATAGAACAACCAAATACAAATTTACGGGAAGAACAGTCTAGAATAAATGTTGGTAAAAATACCCATTTTATAGAAAGTTCTGGAAACTATATAATAGATGGTAAAATAGTTCAAGGCCGACCAAAAGGTTTTAGAGGTGCCAGGGCTAGAAAAGTTTCAACTAGACAACCTTTAGATTTTTTACCGGATGTTGCTATTGGTTTAAAATTACCATTTAATAACCCAGATGGAAGGCTATTTGACTTAAATTATTTATCAATGGATCAAACAATGACTAATTTAGAAAACCTTTTATTAACTAGAAAGGGTGAAAGGATAATGCATCCAAAGTTCGGTACAAGACTACAGGAGGCATTATTTGAACCAAATACTGAAAAATTAAGAAGTTATATAAATACTGAAATAGAAAAGGCAATTACCCAATGGCTGCCATATATATTATTACAAGATGTTGAGGTTAACGTTGCTGAAAAATCTGGTAATAATTCATCAATGATAGATCCATTTCATGGTATAGTTGCAAAAATAACATTCAGTTTAAAAAACAATAGAATAGATACACGACAAATTGTAATAGATATAAAAGCGGATTAATATGGGAATACAAACTACAAAATCGGACTTAAAATACTTGAATAAAGATTTTTCTCAATTTAGAGAAAAGTTAATAAATTATTCAAAGACATATTTTCCTGACACATTTAATGACTTTAATGAGGCTTCCCCTGGTATGATGTTTATAGAGATGGCGTCTTATGTTGGAGATGTGTTATCTTATTATTTAGACAATCAATTAAGGGAAAGTTTAATAACAGAAGCAACTGAGCGTTCTAATATTATTTCAATTGCAAAAGGTATGGGATATAAACCAAAACCATCTGTTTCGTCTTTTTCAACCTTAGATGTATACATATTATTACCAGCTGTTGGATCAGGGGTATCAGCTGCACCTGATTGGGCATACGCTCCAGTTGTAGATGAAGGATTACAGGCAGCCGCCAAAACTGCAGGAAATATAGGTTTCTTTTCCCTTGCACCAGTTGATTTTAGATTTTCAAGTTCACTTGATCCAACGGATGTTTCTGTTTATAAGATAGATGGTTCTGGAAACCCTGAATCTTTTTTATTAAAAAAACAAGTACCCATACAAAGTGGAAAACAAAAGGAAAAAAAGTTTGGTTTTGAGTCACCAAAAAAATACGACAAAATATTGTTAGATGATAATAATATAATACAAATACTTGATTGCAGAGATGCAGATGAAAATAGGTGGTATGAGGTAGACTACTTAGCACAAAACACAATATATGAAGAGGTAAAAAATACAGCCTTAATAGATCCAGAATTGGCTCAATTTAATGAAGAAACACCTTTTCTATTAAAATTAAGAAAAACTTCTAGAAGATTTACAACAAATGTTTTAGCAGATATGACAACTGAAATACAATTTGGAGCAGGAAACTCCTCAGAATCAGATGAGTTAATAATACCAAATCCAGAAAATGTTGGTATGGCTATTCCATATGGAAACACTTCTGTAATGGATAATGCTTGGGATCCATCAAATACCATGTTTACTAGGGCATACGGAAAAGCCCCATCAAATACAACACTAACAATAAAATATCTAGTTGGTGGAGGTATAGAATCAAACGTTAAGGCTGGTGTAATAACAGATCTAACAAAGGTTTCTTTTAGTTTAGACGGAGATGGACTATCATCATCAACAATAAATTTTGTACAAAAATCTATTGCAATAAATAATCCAGAACCAGCAACTGGTGGTAAGTCTGAAGAAACAGTAGAAGAAATTAGACAAAATGCCCTTGGAAATTTTGCAGCACAATCAAGAGCAGTAACTAGAGAAGACTATATATCTAGAGTATATTCTATACCAGCAAGATTTGGAAATGTTGCAAAATGTTTTATTATTCAAGATGAACAAGTAAATCCAAAAACAGGAGCAACTATATCTAATCCACTTGCTTTAAATATGTATGTTTTGGCATTTAATAGTAATAAGCAATTAACAAACGCCAACCTAGTAACTAAGGAAAATCTAAGAAATTATCTAAGTAGATTTAGAATATTAACAGACGCAGTAAATATAAAAAATGGATTTGTAATAAATCTTGGTGTAGACTTTTCAATAGTGCCTTTACCGGGCTATCAAGGACCCGATGTGTTGGTTAAATGTATTACAAAATTAAAGGAAATATTTAATATTGATAAATGGCAATTTAATGAGCCAATAATGCTAGGAAATATAGCAACTGAACTAGATAAAATAGAAGGTGTACAAACAGTTATAGACCTAGATATTCATTGTAAATTTGATAAAGATGCTGGATATTCTGGAAATTATTACGACATTAGAACAGCAACAAAAAATAAAATAATATATCCATCTCAAGATCCTGCAATATTCGAAGTCAAATATCCTGACGACGATATTAGAGGAAAAATAGTGGCTCTTTAGAGGAGAAATAATATATGCAATATTCAATAACACCTAAAAAAGATGCAACCATTTATGAAAGATCTGGTAGTATGAACACTGGAATAGACGAAATATTAGAGCTTTCAAAAATAGTTAGTGCATCTGATTCAACTAATATATATAATTCTAGAGCCCTAATAAAATTTGATCTAAGCAAAATATCAGGATCAATAGTTGCAGGATTAATACCATCCGCATCTCAATTAAATGCCCCTAAATATTATCTTAAACTATACACTAACAATGCCCATGACTTAGAATACAAATATGGAATAGAAGCTTGGCCAATATCAGAGTCTTGGAATATGGGTAAAGGTAGAACAGACGATCAAAAAGTTCTTCCAGGAGGATCTCTTGGCCATGAAGAAGAAGGTGTAAGTTGGCAATATAAAGATGGTAGATTTTATTTTGGAAATACATGGGCAACCAGTTCTGCAATAATGGGAGTTGGAACAACTGGATCTTATTCAACTACCCCAGGAGGAGCAACTTGGTATACTGGATCTGGATATGTTGCATCTCAATCATTTGACTACGAAGCAACAGATATAAACATGGACGTAACAAACATTGTTAATAATTGGCTAAACAACTCTATACCAAATGAAGGATTTATAATTATGCGTAGTGGCTCTAACCAAGGGCAAACTATTGACGAAGAAAGAAATGGAATTCCTTATGGTACATTAAAATTCTTCTCTACAGATACCCACACAATATATCAACCAAGATTAGTTGTAGGTTGGGATGATTCAATCCATACCCAATTCGGTCCTATTGGAAGTGACATTAATGCAGACAATATTATAGATATAAGAAATAGAGGAAAATACAAAAAATCTGACAGGACAAAAATACAAATTATTGCTAGACCTAAATTTCCTATAAAAACATACCAAACTGCATCAGAAGCTCTTGATAAGTATCAATTACCTATTTATTCTTACTGGTCAGTTAAAGACATGATAACAGAAGAAACTATAATTCCTTTTGATAGTCAATCAACATGGATAAGTAGTGATAACGATGGAAGTTATTTTAATTTATGGATGGACCAATTTTACGAAGAAAGAAGATATAAGTTTGTATT